AACCTATGGCACGTCAGAGACGTTATGCTGAACCATCCTAACATCAACGAAGAAGATGCTTACGCAATCTTAGATGAGGTCTTAGAGAGCGAAGAAGTACAGTCACACGTATTTGAAATGATTGGACTAGTAATACCTTACACAGAGATATGAGAGAGTTAATAGAATGCATCGAAATGGCAGAGCAGTTAGACAACGCGTACTTTAAAAACAAACTGACGCGCGTTCTAATGCGCTTAGGTTTGAGCAGTGTAGTGCCTAGCCAAATGAACACAATAGAACTAAGAGAAGTTATCTATGAACTAAGCACGGCAATGAATCACGACCTTAAGTATAAGGTTGTATCACTATCAACAGGCTTGCAGTACAAGTTACCTACAGATAGGTTAATAGACTACACTAACGAGTTAAATTCAAGACTATGAAAGCAATAGTATGGGAAGATAAAACCGTGACGTACGAGACAATCACGGGTCAGCACACAACAAAACCATTTCCAACAATGGAGATGGCACAACAATTCGCAAAATCATTAAAATCATGAATTCAATAACAATAGAACTTATGTCTGACTTAGCCACTGAGTTTGTGGAGAAAAAGTACGGAGAGAACACCTACGAGATTAACTTTAACGGAGACGTCTACTTCAGTGAAGACGCTCAAGATTATTTTAACGAAGTCTACGGACAAATAGAAACACTATGCGAGAATTTTTAGAAATAGCACAGACACTTAACATGAACCCCGTTGACCTAGACCACTTCATCAGCGACTACTACGACCAACACTTATCCGTAGACGACAACATAAAAAACTTAATACTATTCAACACGATATGATTGGTATGTTAATCGTGGTAGTTTGCTACCACTTAATTAAAAGCACTTTTAAATGAAATACAGTAGACTAGAAAAGTTAGCCCACGAGAGAGGCTACAGAGTATCTGACGAAGGCATAGTAAGCAGTACTAAGAAAGAAAACATTGGATGTATGCGAAACGGTTACCACTTCTTAACTATTAAGGTAGATGGTAAGTGCAGAAACGTACGCTCACATAGATTGATTGCTTACCAAAAGTATGGGGACAAAATTTACGAACCAGGGACTGTCGTTAGGCACCTGGACGGTGACTCCACCAACAACCACGTAAGCAACATAGGTATTGGAACGCATAGCGACAATATGATGGACATATCAAAGGAAGTAAGGCTAGCTAAGGCTAAGCACGCTACTTCTTTTGTAAAGAAACATGACCACTCTGAGGTTTTGGATTTCTACCACAAGACAAGGTCTTACAAGATGACAATGGAGAAGTTTGGAATCAGCAGTAAGGGTACACTTTACTTCATAATTAAACAGTCAACAGATGGACGTAACAAAATCACTGATACTATCACAACTCTTGCTTGAGGTCAACGACTCGCTCGTTGGCACTAGGTTTTATAAGCAAGAGTTTAAGAGAGACCTGAACAAGTGTATCGGCTCGCTAGAGAGATTCACTGAGCAGTACTACAAGACTATGTATGACAACGACCCGGAGATGGTCACCAACATACTAAACAAGATAGAAAGTCTCGTAGACACGCTTAAAACTGCATCTATTGAAGACTTAATCATCATAGAGAGCATAGTAGATAAGTACAACAACAACAAAGACCAATTCAGAGAGACTGAGGAGGTATCATTTAATAAGATTATATCATGAAAACAATAGCACTATGGGTTAGTGTGGTGGCAACAATCTACCACGCAGTACCGGGACAAACAGATGACACCCCTAACATAACCGCTACGGGTTTCACTATCAACATGGAAAAACCTATGTCACACAGAATAATCGCAGTGTCTAGGGATCTAGAAAAAAAAGGCTTCACAATGGGCCAAAAAGTATGTGTCGAAAACGCCGGACACTTGTCTGGAGTATGGACAATTCGTGACAGAATGAACAAGAGGTGGAAAAATCGTATTGATTTTCTAGTTAACACCAACCTAAAATACGGCAAGTGGGACGATGTAAGGATAAAACTCGACACAAAATAGCAAAGTCGACATATTGTCAACACAAGTTCAGCCCTTATAAACGTTGAGTTTATGTTGATATGTTGACTTTATACCCTACTCTAGAATTTAAAAAAATAATAAATACATATAAATATATATATATAAATAAGGGCATGAGAAAAACAACATCTAAATACAAAGGAGTTTCGAAACGTAATGGGAAGTGGTGGGCTAGAGTTCACGTAGATGGTAATATGAAAGGTGTTGGTATGTACGACACTGAGTTAGAGGCTGCGAGAGCCTACGATATGGAGGTTTTAAGATTAAACTTAAGTAGGCAAACTAATTTTTCTTATAAAAAACTTGCTAATACCACTTTAAACAACTAATTTTACAGGTATGATAAAAACTACATCAAAATATAGAGGGGTTCACATTAAGAATATTTGGGGTAAGAAGAAGTTTACTGCCCAAGCAACGGTAAAGGGTGTTACTCACTACCTAGGAACTTACGACGATGAGAGACAAGCGGCTAGAAGCTTTGATTTGTTTGTTATCAAGATGAACCTAAACAGAAAAACAAACATCCTAAAAAAGAAAGTGTAATGGAAGTAAAAGAAATATTCTATCACCTCAGAAACAAAAATAGGGCGGTAACAATCGACGAGGACGATTCACAGTCCGTTATATACAAGGGCCTAAAATTTGTATTAGAGGACGGTAGGGTATTTGTTTTATCGACCGAAACAGATATATACCAAGAAGTAGATTCAGACGTGTACCACGCGCTTGAGTACGACATTGAGTACGGAGTTAACTACTTCAGGGTTGGAAGGTACGAGAGGGCTCTTAAAAGTGCCCCAAAAGGATCTAAACCATACAACGAACTAAAAGAAACTATTAATGAACTAAAGGCTAAACTATGAAAACTAAAATCGAATCTAATGACGCGTACCATGGCAACAAAAGGTACGTGAGCTCATCAGCTCTAAAGACTATACACAAGAAGTCTGTGATGCACTACTTAAATCAAAAACCATTCAACACCTCATCGCTTAGCTTAGGCACGCTGATCCACACAGCCATATTGGAGCCACACAACTTCGAGAGTGATTACTTTGTAATGCCAAAGGTAGACAAGAGAACAAAGGCCGGTAAGGATGAGTACGCTAGGTACTTAGAACTTGCTAAGGGTAAGGAGTTGGTTGACCAGGAGACTATAGCTATAAAAGACGCTATAATGGAGAACTTCACTATCAACAAAGAAGCGATGTACTTTAACGAAGGCATCAAAGAAGCTTCGTTCTACTCAGAGATTAATGGAGTTCTTGTTAAGGTTAGACCTGACTGCTACAACGAAGAGGAGGGGTTTATAAGCGACCCTAAAACTTGTCAGGACAACTCACCTAAAGGATTTATGAGGGACGTTTACAAGTACGGTTACCACCTTCAGTGCGCTTTTTATAGCGACGTGCTAGGTGTTGACCCAAAAAACTTTGTCTTTACCGCAATAGAGACCAATAACCCTTACTCGGTTCAGTGTTATACATTAGGAGATGAGCACATAGATAGAGGCAGAGAGGCTTACACAAGCGCCCTTGCTAAATGGAAAAGATACTTAGACACCGGTGATGTTGTTGGGTACGAAGACTACCCTAAAAACGAGAAGGGTGTTATAATACTTTAGTGACATGAAAAAGGTAACAAACCTTATGACGCAGTGGTTTACCGACGGCGTACTAGATAGAGAAGATGGGCCAGCCATTGAGTGGACTGACGGAAACAAAACATGGTACAAGAGTGGACTTATCCATAGAGAAGATGGCCCGGCTGTTTTGAATAAACACGGAGATGTATTATACCTAATTGACGGAAGATTTAGTAGAGAGGATGGCCCAGCTAAAATTTTTAAATCTGGAAGAAAAGAATGGTACAAGAGAGGGATTCTTCACAGGAAAAGGGGAGACGGCCCGGCTATTGAGTCAGAAGATGGAGACAAATATTGGTATGTGTATAACTGTCTTCACAGAGACGGAGACCTTCCTGCTGTTGAGTACTCTGATGGAGAAAAGCATTGGTACCGTAAAGGTTTAAGACACAGAGAAAATGGCCCTGCTGTTGAGTCAAAATATATAAAAGAGTACTGGATCAACGGGGAAAAAATTGAACGGGGAAAAAATAAATAACATTTTTGTTGTTTTTTATTAACAATATATATATATTTGCATCGTACGCCGAAGCGGGGGCGGCATTATCCCTCGTAATTTAAACATTTTTTATTATGGCACGAATTAATCATGCACAAGAAACACAAGCAAACAACAACCCAACTTCTAAGTACTTAGAGTGGAAGTCGAACGACAAGTCGTTCAGCTACTACGATAAGGCTTTAGGCGAAAAGGTAGAGCTTAAGCTACCGGTGAAGTTTGCATTCCTTCAGCACTACCACACGGTAAAAGGATTTAGTGATGCTAGTAACAGCGGTATTTACGCTAACGAGGTTTTCTGGATTGGATCAGAAGAGATGACAGTACGTTCTTTTAAGGGCGGTGTTATTGCTGAAGGTCTTTACAAGGACATCAAGCCTAAGATTGTAAACGCTGGAGGTAAGTACAACAGATCCGTTTACGTTATGATGGAGGATGGAACCATTGCAAACTTTGCATTCAAGGGTGCAGTTGTAAAGGAGTGGTCGGACTTCTACGGAGAAAAAGAAAATCTTTTAGACAATCAGTGGGTTGAAATCACTGAGTCTAAAGACGAGAAGAAAGGTAGCGTTAAGTATAGCGTACCTGTCTTTACAGTTGGAAAACCAATTGGAAATGAAGTATCTAAGATGGCTCAAGAAAGAGCTGACGAATTAGGTGACTACTTAAAAGAGAAGTCTTCTGCTAAGAAGATTGAAGTTGTAGTTGCTGAAGATCTTTCTGATGACCTAGGATTCTAGGATTACAATTCTAACCTAAGGATAGTACAGGGAGCTTCGGCTCCCTTACTTATCTACTAAAACTAACTACCATGAAACTACAAGACATAAAGAACTTTGTCGACTCTGAGTTCGACATTGAGATAAGTAAGAACACAAGGAAGAGAGAGTATGTAGAGGCAAGAGCTTTGTACTACAAACTAGCAAAGGAGTACACCAAGCTTAGTCTAGAAAGGATAGGTGGTAAACTTAACAGAGACCACGCTACTGTTATTCACGCTTTAAATAATGTTTGGGAACACGCAATAACCACTAACGAAGACGTGTATGATTCCTACTACAAGTTTAAAGATATGATGTTTGAATTGAATTCAGAAGACAAAAACGAAGAAACATTAAATCAGCGTCTAACTAATGCTAAACAAGAGATAGCATCCATGAAGGCTATAGGTCTAGGAAACTATCAGGCTTTAAAGGATGAGCTAGAGGCATTTAAGAAAGAAAACAAAAGGTTCAACGACCTTATATCGCAACTTGACGATGACAGAAAAAAGGAGGAATTATTCTTTCGTTTAGAGTCAGCAGTTAAGATGCTTAAGAGTGCAGTGTACAGATAATAAAACAAACTAACTACCATGATAACTATTTTTAGAAACATTAAAGAGACATCTACTCCTTTCTTTAAGGACATAGAGTTCGTTTTAGAACGAATTAAGAACGGGAAGTATATTGACTTAATCAATCAGATTAGGGAAGAGGAAGACAAAAGCGCTCGTAATGAGTTAAAGAAAAACTTACCTGCTATTTGTTTTTCTGGTACGTTTAAAAAGAGGTCTGACGATGCTATTGTTGAGCACAGTGGTTTAATCTGCTTAGACTTCGATGGGTACGATGATGTATCTGATATGTTAAAAGAAAAAAAGAAGATGTCATCTGATAAGTATGTAATGGCTGTTTTTGTAAGCCCTAGCGGTAATGGACTTAAGGCTATTATTAAGATACCCAAGGAACCTAACAACCACAAGAGATACTTTGATGCTCTTAAGGAATACTTCGACTCTCCATACTTTGATGTTACATCTAAAAACATTAGTAGAGTTTGCTACGAGTCTTATGATCCTAAGATTCACGTTAACCTAGACTCAGAGTTATGGGATACGTTATCTGACTTAAATTCTAAGCCTATTGAAAGGAGCGCTGCTCTTAATACTATACCTGTAACTGACGAAAAGAAAATAATAGACAGGATTACTAGGTGGTGGGAAAGAAAATACGGTCTAGTTGAAGGTAAGAGAAATGAGAATGTATATATACTTGCGTCCACGTTTAATGATTTTGGTATTAGCAAATCAATAGCTGAGTACGCTATAAGCCCTATGCAATCCTCATCATTTACAATGAGTGAGATACAAACCACTATCAACAGTGCGTACAAGAAAACATCTGCTCATGGGACAAAGTTCTACGAGGACGAAGAGGAGATACACAGAATGAGAGATCGAATCAATAAGGGCGCGTCCTCAAAGGAAATAAAGAAAGACCTTAGAGAAAGAAATATAAACGAAGAGGCGGCAGATGATATCATCATTAGCCTTGAGAACAGCTCTAGTTCTATAAAGTTTTGGACTAAGTCAGAGAAGGGTACTATAAACCTTGTTCATTATCTGTTCAAAGAGTTCTTAGAGCTTAACGGTTTCTATAAGTTCGCTCCACACGATAGTAAAAAATACATGTTCGTGAAAGTAAACAACAACCTAATAAACAAGGCCAGTGAGGAAGAGGTTAAGGACTTTGTCTTGGAGTATCTTAAGGGAATTGAGGACCTATCTATTTATAATTACTTTGCAGATAAGACTAGGTACTTTAAAGAAGATTTTTTGTCACTACTTGATACGGTTAACATATACTTTGTGGAGGACACTAAAGAGCACTCGCATATTTACTTTAATAACTGCGCTGTAAAAGTTAATAAAGAAAAAATTGAGCCTATAGAGTACGTTGACCTTGGCGGTTACGTTTGGAAGGATCAGGTTATAGATAGAGACTTTGAATTCTGTGACACTACAGATTGTGACTTTAAGCGTTTTATATCTAACTTATCTGGCGGCGATGAGGAAAGGGTTAGATCACTTGAGTCTACTGTAGGATTTTTGCTTAGTGGTTATAAAGACCCTGGGTACTGTCCTTCTGTAATTCTTAATGACGAGGTGATAAGCGACAATCCTGAAGGAGGAACCGGTAAGGGTTTGTTTGTTCAAGGATTAGCAGCAATGAAGAAGATTTCCTACATAAATGGAAAGTCTTTCTCATTTGACTCTCCTTTTGCTTATCAGACAATTAATACAGACACTCAAGTTGTTTGCTTTGATGATGTATCTAGTAATTTTAATTTTGAGAGATTATTTTCTGTTATTACTGAAGGTATTACTATTGAAAAGAAAAACAAGGATGCTATTACAATTCCATTTAGGTACGCCCCTAAGATAATAATAACCACTAACTATGCTATCAGGGGTAAGGGTAATTCTTTTGAGAGACGTAAGTGGGAGTTGGAATTTAGACAGCACTACAAAAGAGATTTCACTCCTTTTGATGACTTTGGAAAGAGGTTGTTTGACGAGTGGTCTAAAGAGGAGTGGTGCATATTTGATAATTACATGCTTAAGAACTTACAAGGATACTTGAACACTGGTTTTGTTAAGTCTGATTTTAGAAACTTAGCTATACGTAAGCTTTCTGCCGCAACCAGACATGAGTTTATTGAGTGGTTAGGTCTTGTTGAAGGATCTACGGTAACACCAATTCTTAAGTACGACAAGAGGATAACTAAGGACACGTTGTTTGGTGATTTTGTATCAGACAACCCTGACTTCGATACTCGTGGTAAAAACTCTATATCAAGAGTTCAGTTCTATAAGTGGCTAAAGGATTTCGCTGACTTCAAAGGTGTTGAGCACTTGGACGGTAGAGATGGTGTTGGTAAGTGGGTAATATTTAAAACAAAAGAAAATGACTCAAAAGACTTGGACGCGAGACTCGAATTTTAAGTGGTGCAGAGACAATGACTTTCAGGTGTATGTTTGCCCTAAAGGTTTTCTTGAAGAGGAAAAAAAAGTAACCAAAGAGTTTAAGGTTTGCGTACGTAGAGGCGGTATAACTACTGGGGGGCTTGATAGTATTGAGATTGATTCTGTTTACTACAAAAGCAAAGAGTCTCCAGGCAAGGATACTTATAAAACACAGAAAGATGCTGAAGATGCACTACCTGCTTTGTACGAAGACATAAGAAAAATATACGGATGATACAACTTAGAGACTACCAAAAAGTAAACGTAAAGGTTGCATTAGATGTGCTAAAAGTAAACGAATTCGTTTACTTAGCGATGGAGGTTAGAACAGGCAAAACGCTCACATCTCTTAGTATAGCTGACAAGATAGGAAAAAATGTTTTGTTTGTAACTAAGAAAAAAGCGATCTCATCAATACAGAAAGACTATGAGCTTCTAAAACCAGGGTTTAGTTTACTCGTTATTAATTACGAGAGCTTGCATAAGCTACCTAAGGATTCTTGGGACGTAGTTATTCTTGATGAGGCGCATAGTATGGGTGCGTTCCCAAAGCCAAGCAAGAGAGCAAAGCAAGTAAAGGAACTTATAAGGAAGCAGAAGTGTAAGGTGATACTGTTATCTGGAACTCCAAGCCCTGAGTCTTATAGTCAGATGTACCACCAGGTGTACGGAATCCCTGGCAATCCATTTAGCGAGTACAAGAACTTCTACAGGTTCTGTGACGACCACGTTAACGTGACTAGTAGGAAGATCAATGGGTTTGATATAAAGGATTACTCTGGAGGTAAGAAGGAAATACTAGACATCATGAAACCGTACACTATTGCGTACACTCAGGCAGAAGCTGGGTTTGAGTCTAAGATAGAGGAAGAGATACTAACCGTTAGGATGAGACCTATAACTTACTCTCTATGCTCTAGACTTAAGAAGGATCAAGTTATCGAGGGCGTTGATGAGGTTATACTAGCTGACACCGGAGTTAAGATGATGACTAAGCTACACCAAATGTATAGTGGCACGGTTAAGTTTGAGAGTGGTAACAGTAAGATAATTGACACCACTAAGGCTGAGTTTATCAGGGATAAATTCTCTAACAATAAGATAGGCGTTTTCTATAAGTTCAAGGAAGAACTTAATGCGCTTATGGAAGTATTTGGTGACGATCTATGCACTCAGTTAGATCACTTCGATGTTGGAGACTATAAAGTTATTGCTTTACAGATTGTTAGTGGGCGTGAGGGTATATCTTTACGTAACGCAGACTTTATTGTCTTCTACAATATAGACTTCAGTGCAACAAGTTACTGGCAAGCTAGAGACAGGATGACTACTAAGGATAGGAAAATTAACAAAGTTTACTGGATTTTCTCCGAGAAAGGTATAGAGCGTGACATATATAAGGCTGTGTCTCAGAAAAAGAATTACACTCTGTCTCATTTCAAGAGAGATTTGCTATCTTTGTGATATGACCGAACAGCAGATACAAAAGAAGCGTATAGACCAGCTTGAGAAAGAGGGTTACTACGTACTTAAGCTTATTAAGACCAATAAGAATGGAATCCCAGATGTTGTAGCGATGCACCCTGAGAAGGGTGTGTTGTTTTCTGAGATAAAAAAACCAGATGGTAGGCTTAGTAAAATTCAAGAGTATCGCTTAAAAGAACTAGACAAGCATGGTTTCAGAACAGAAGTATACAGAGGATCTTAGATCTATCTATTTCGACTACGAGATGGAGAGAGAACTCACCAGGAGTTATGAAGATATAAAGTATAGTATCGTTACTACGCTTTCTAAGATGTCTGTAATGAAAGATAACAACGCCTACACAGAAGTGGCTTACGTTATTAAACAAGACGATGGCGATATGTTCTTTAAGTCTGCTATAATATACGAGACCCCTGAAGACGTTCTTGTCTTGGACTTAAAACAAATAAAGATTGACGAATTTTTAGATTACATTAATAAAAATAAATACATTAAATATGGAATATAATTACGAAGACATCGAAAAAGTATTAGGCTTTACTACGTGGAGTGAAAGAAAAAAAATAGATGAGTTGTTTAGGATTGACGCTATTCTTTACACTAACCTTGGACTAGACTCTACGGACAAAGAAAGATCTGCTGTAGAAAGAAAATCAAAGAGAATCTATAAGGAGATATCTAAGATAGATCCTGTAATTGGATCGGAGCTTTTGAGAAGCATTATGTAGTTGATAATTACTTATAACTTTTTATTAACTCACTATCAACAATGTGTAACTTTGTATAAAGTTCTCATAGTGAGGTATCAAGAAAGAAAATTAAACTACATCAATTCCACAATTAGACAAGTTAATGATATGTGGACTGGTGTTTACGAGTCCCTAGTAGACGGAGATTACGATCAAGTTAGGGAGTTACTTACCGAAATCAAAACGGTCATAGACGACCTAACTAAATCCATATCAAATGAAATCTAAGAAGCAACTAAAAGAGTTGACAGCGGAGCTGTATAACTCAGGCCTGACTAACCCCATCGATGTGTCTAAAGAAGTTTTCAACACCTACGGCTACGAGCCTGGTGAGAATGCTTTGTATCAGGCAGTACGTAGATGGTTAAATAAGATTAAAGACCAGGAACAACACCCAGCTCTTTTTAATGAGTGTGATGCCGTAGGTATACCATTTGAGTCTGTAAAGCACGGGTGGTACAAAGGTAAACACTGGTCACTTGCTTTTAAAAAAGAAGACGAGACTGTTGACTTCGAGAAGATGCTTAAGGACCACATTGAGCAAGTAGAAGATCACTCGTTTAAATACCAACCAATACAAAGAGAGATTAACCCGACAGGTAATTTGCTTGTTATTGATCCAGCTGATATACACATAGGAAAGTTAGCGTCTTCCTTCGAAACCGGAGAAGAGTATAACAATCAAATCGCAGTGCAAAGAGTGCTCGAGGGCGTTGACGGAATCCTATCAAAGTCAGCTGGGTTCAATATCGATCAGATTATTTTTGTTGCTGGTAATGACGTGCTACACGTTGACTCTCCTAAAAGACAAACAACAGCGGGTACACCACAAGACACTGACGGGATGTGGTACGACAACTTCTTAATTGCTAAGAAACTTTACGTTGATGTTATTGATAGGCTTATGCAGATAGCGGACGTACACTTTATGTACAACCCATCTAACCACGATTACACTCACGGATTCTTTTTAGCTGATTCTATTAAGTCTTGGTACAGAGACTGTGAGAACATCACGTTTGATTCTAGTATTAACCACAGGAAGTACTACACGTATGGTAACAGTTTAATTGGAACCACACACGGAGACGGCGCTAAGTGGCAAGACTTAGGTAAGTTGGCTGCTGTTGAGTCTCCTGACTGGAGCAAGACTAAACATAGGTACGTATACACGCACCACGTACACCACAAGATTGTTAAGGATGACATAGGAGTTACAATAGAAAGTTTACGTAGCCCTAGTGGAACAGATGGATGGCACCACAGGAATGGATACCAACACGCCCCTAAGGCTGTAGAAGGATTTATCCATAGCAAGGAGCACGGTCAAGTAGCTAGATTCACACACTTGTTTTAGAGGTATGATGACTACTGACGATTTAATCAGGTTAGGATTTGAAAGAATGGATGTCTCCGCTGAAGATAGCGGGGATATGCCTTTCTACTACTTCGCTAGAAGGTTTACTTACGGGTTGGATTTATTATCCATCTCTGATAACGAGAGAGTTTCTGATGAGTGGATTATAAATGTAATGGGCGACCATGATGTTTGGATAGACAACGTGGACGATCTTGGTAACTTAATAAATATCTTAAACAAGATACAGGCATGAGATTGATCAAGATGACAAACGAAAACACGTTCTACTTTCTTCCAACTATTAGTTACTTTTGGGACTTGGGTTACAAGGCAATAGATTTTGTGTGGCTTAAGTGGACAATTGAATTAGTTATTTTTGACTACGAGTAATGGACTTATTCACAGAACAGATACAGATTGGTGATAAGTTTGCAACCAAACCTTGCTGGTCGCACACTAAAAAACCCGAAATTTACAGTGTAACTAAATTGTATAATGATAGTTACTTGTTTAGAGGTTTTTCTTCACAGCATGTTATAGTAATGAAGGACCACTTAGATGATTTATTTGACGCGATATGACAGCAGAAGAAAGAAAACAACGACCAGTTTTTAGTGGAGTACTACAGTACTTCCCTGATGCAATACTAGAAGTTGCCAACACAAGCTGGCAAGGAAACGAACAACACCACCCAGGCACTCCATTGCACTGGGATAGAAGCAAATCTACGGACGAATTAGACGCCCTTACAAGGCACTTAATCCAAGCCGGTACAATTGACACCGATGGAGTAAGACACTCCGCTAAAGTAGCTTGGAGAGCCTTAGCTAACCTACAAAAAGAAATAGAAAATGAAAGAGCAGAACTTAATAAGAATACAAAAGATAGCAGAGAACAATCAAGGACAGATTCGCGCAGTGGCCTCGGCGATTACGCAGCTGAACAGCTTAACAGCCGCACTGTTTGAATTAGTTAAAAAGATGCCAGGCTATGACGAAGCTCTTGCCTCCATAAAGGAGGAAGAGACTCTCATCAAAGATAGTTAGTTAGTTAGTTAGTTTCTTTTAGATGGCCTCCTTAATCGGGGGCTTTTCTTATATATTCATGTCGGGTATCTTGCCTTGAGCAATACCTTTTATCATGTACATAGGTATACCAGCAGCTTTCATACTTTTAAGTATTTCTATTTTTGGTGTTCCTAAGTATATTGCTCCTTTGTACATATTTATAAGCTCTCCGTATATTTCTTTTTGAGATGCATTTACTTTCATGTACTCAGATTTAACATCTTCGCGAGTAACTCCTTCTTTTTTCTGAACAAAATTCCTTTTAACTTTTGTGTATGCTTTTTTATTTTCAGCAGCCTGATCTTTTATCTTGTAAGATATAAACATAGCTTGCTTTGGAATATCTATTTTCCTTGGCTTGAATCCAGTCATCTGACCAATGGCTTCTTTTACAGCTGACTCATCTTTCTTAAAGTATGCATCGTCTATTCTCATTGCAGATGTATAGGTCCCTGGAGCTATAAGCTTACCAAACTCTTCCATGAACCTAAGGGTACTATCACCTAAACTAAACTTCTTGTTAGAGTAATCATTAATAACTCCACCCATTTTACCAATAGACGCTAATATCATGTCTTGCTCGAAGAATGGAGACGCTATTTCGCTTAACGCTTTAATAGACGAATCTAACATGTTTTCTCCAGACATTGCAGCATTTACTGCTTGAGATAAAGCACCGTATGGATCAGAAGCACTCATGCTTATGTACGAAAACTTACCATCCTTAGGTTGATCATATATAAGTACACTAGAGTTTTTATCCCACTCAGGCATAAACATTCTAGCATACTTCATTGAATCTTCTTCTTGATCTTCTTCTGAGTTTCCTATGCTTGATAATCCAAAAAGAGCAGGTAATAAAGTAGCTGTAGCAGATACTGCTAATATTCCTTTCATTCTTTCCACTCCTATATCTCTAGTCGCTGGATCTTGCATTTCCCTAATTGCTTGATCAACTGTGTTATAAGCAGTTCTTATTGCTTCAGCGTGGAATGAGATAAAAGTACCAGCAATAGGCAGAGCCTTTAATCCTTTAACTAACCCACCAACTCTACCGTAGTTAGGAATGTTGTTCTTTATTATCTCAGCAGCTATGTCATTTATCTCTTGTTGTTGACTACTGTCTAGCTTGCTGTATTCTTTACCAAATTTAGACTTAGCGTATCTCTTCTTCTCTACTTCATATCCTAATATTTTAGAAAAGTCGTCAGTAGTTTGATACGCTGTTATTAAAGCTTTATCTATCTTCTTAGCGTTCCCCCAGGCGTGTTCAGCATAATATCTTAGCTTGTTCTCATCTGTTTCTGCTAGTCTTTTTATCATAGCATCTTCAAATGTCTCGCCCTTGTTCATCATGCTTTTTATTTCGCTAACAACAACACTGCTTCCGATTATTCCAGACTTCAAGTACTCATCCATCTTTGCGTTTAAGTCTGCATCATTGTTTCCTTTGATGTCGTTATTTAAAGTCTTAAAAGCAGTTTTAAAAGATTGGAAATCAGTTACATATCCATTTGCTATAAGCACTGGTACAATACCTATAACGTTTTTGGCTTGTGTTCCAATAGAATATATTGTCTTCATTTTCTTAACAAAACCAATTCCTTTTAAGTATCCTTCGTAAGGTTTTTGCAGAAACTCTAATGGTCCAGTGAACTTAAATCCTGTTTGCCCTTCTAATGCTTTCTTTATTTCTGGAGTTGTATAGTATCCATTAAGTGGATTGTATTGCTCTGAACCTTCTGGAGCTATTAGTTCAGTTGCATTCCCTGTTTTTTCTTTAAAGAAAAATATGCCTTCACCTTTATCCCTCATTTTATTTAGGAACATTTGGTTGGCAACCATACTTTCTATTTTATTTACAGATTGTATGTAGTTGAATGCTGGATCACCATACTCACCCATAAGAGCTCTTATCTCTGCTGGTATATCTTTCTTTCTTTTTAGTGACTTTAAATTCTTAGATCCTGTTTTAGCTGCTGAAATAAAAGCATTAGACTCATCCTTTTTAAGAATGTTTTGTATTGCTGCATCTACTTTTTTGTTAAGTATTGTGTTAACGTCTACTCCTGTTTTTATAGACTCTTCCTCAGCAATTTTTTTGTAGTCTTTTTTCAACCTCATCTTAGCTTTATCTATCACAGACTGAGGTATTGATTCGGCATAGTTTTCTTTATCAAACAACTTGTAAGATCTATTCAGATACGATCCGATATTTTTTCTTATGTTCTCAATACTCTCTTTACTATCTATTGCTCCAGACTCTATCAACTTAGAAGATAAGTCATCTACATGATTCCTCATGTCAGAAGCTATTTCCATTAAGTCACTAGGAAGTTCTACATTTAAATCACCTCTAATATAAGCATCAATCTTTCCTACAACTTCTTTTAATTCTTTGTCGTTATACTTATTTAATTTTCTTTCTAGAAGTCTTATGTTGTTTCTTGCAACTTTAACTTCAGAGTCTATCATTCCTTGAAGAACTTCCTTAGCTATCATCATAGACTTAGGTAGAAAACCTCTTGGCGATAACGCCATTCTATAAGCTTTATTTATTGTATTTGCTAAAGGGTTTTTACCTTCTACATATACGCCATCTTTAGCTTCACCTTCTCTTCTATATTCTTCTTTATAGTTTTGTAGTAAATCGTAAGAAGTATCAGGATTGTAACCTTGCTCTTTAAGAGTTTCTAATATTGTAGTATCAGATACGCCAAGCTTTAACAAAGACTTAATAGTTTTAATAGCATCAAAGTCAACTCCTGATTTCTGAAGCTTACTTTTTATGTTAGAAGCATTTAGTTTAAGCCCTTGTGCAGACACTCCAGATGAAGATGGGTATATGTTTTGTTCTCTATTTTTATCTACTATCTGATTTGTTTCAGGGTCCTCAAACATCTCATTCCAGTTGAATCTATCTCTTAATATGTGAAGTTTTACGTCTCCGTCTACAGCTTTAATAGCTTTTGGATAAGACTCATGTTCTGTTGCTTCTACTGCTTCTACTTTAGAATTCAATTCAAGTATAGCATACACTTGGCCTCCTCTGTTTCTGTCTACTCCATCTTTTAATATTGGTTCTGTAAACATTTCAGACATTGCCTGAATTATATTTGCCTTAGATATACTTTTCTTACCAGTTTTACTTACTCCTTTAAAGTATTGGTTTTGTATACCCACACTAAACAAGTCTGCAAACTGATCTGTAGCTTTAGCATCTTGTTTAATTACATCTGCTATGTTGGATATTAATGATTGAGCAAATAGTTTTCTGTCAGCGAAAGAGCTATTCTCAGCTCCTAGTTTCGTTTTTATATCAGATAAAGTTTCTTTTATATCTTTACTAACTCTCGTCTTTAGACCTAGGCCAACTATTTTAGTTCCTCCATTAGCTTTCTTAACAGTCATGGTTTGATTGGCTGCTTTAACAATTGATTTGTTGAAGTCAGCTTTATTAAGCTTAAACTTTCTGTCTATTGCTTTTGAAGTAAAGAAATCTAATACCGCATTTGACATTGTAGTACTAGACAATAATTTATCAGAAGGCGCAGATGTAAGCGCCATAAGTATCTTTCCATTATTCTGATCGTACACTTTGTTTAAGTCGGCTGCCATTTTCTCGGCAGCACTAGCAGTACTTGCCCAGAAGTATCCTTTATCATGGAACTTTATAGGGTAGTACATACCACCTTTACCTTCCACAATTGTCTCACCATCTTTAGTTATCTCTCCAGAGAAAGCTGCATCTGGTTGGTGTAAAAATATATATGAACCGTCAAATTCTGTTGCGCTTCTATCTTTAGTTATAAATCCATTATCTACTAACGCTTGAAATGCTTCGCTGTTTTTGTCATATACGAACTCTAGTCCACTAGCTACGTCTTTAAAGTTTGCTTGGAATCTATTAGACATCTTTCCTCCTATCGTAGCTCTCCTTTCTAGTATAGCTACATCCTCAGATGATATTGTCTTCCCAGTTCTTACCTTATTAGATAAGGTGTTCATAAATTCAACAGCTTCTCTGTCTGTGAACTCCTTAAGACCAAGTTTGGTTTGGATGTATTGTAATAAGTTTCTAACTGTAAGTTTAGATGGAGCATCAAGCTTAGGGAATCCACTAGCTAGTACACCAAACATCTCAGCAAGTTTTTCCTCACTTTGAATGTTTGCGTCATAGTTTGCGGAGAATGTTTTTAAGTAAGCCTTAAGTTCGGCTGGAGCCTTACTCTCAACTGCCTTAAGCAGTGACTCAACTCTCTTAGCAACCTCACTGTCGCTTTTAAGTTTATTAAGCATTAAAGCATGGAATGCTTCGTGAGCTATTGTCTGCTCATTAGCTGTGCTAGAATTTATATGTATTGTATTGGTCTCTGGTAAAAAAGCACCTCTAGAATCTTTGTTTCCTATTACTTGTAAATAGGATTCTTCTGTGTCGTGTATTATTACTTGAACATCAGGTATTATAGATGATAACGCTTGTAAAGCTTTATTTTTAACTGTAGTAAAATCTATTTTTCTTGTTGGCTCGACTGTTGGCTCTGCTTCTGGTTCAGCTGTTGGATCCTGCTGAGGTACTTCAGTTGCTTCTGCTTCGGTAGGCTCTGTAGTTTCTGTAAATTCGTTTTGGAATTCTGCATCGTTCTCTAATTGTTCGTTTATAAATTGTGCCTGCTCAGGGCTTGTTGCCTTGTCAAGTAGTATTTGGTACCCAACATCTACAGCTGTCTGTCCCTTAAACATAACAGGCTTCCCTGTTTCATCTTTTATGCTAACCTCTGTTATGTTGTTGTCTGCGTCGTAAACAATACCATCTGTAGGTAAATCACTTTGTATTGTATAAGCTTTGTCTCCTACAACAATTTTTCCTTCTGGATTAACTGATACGTCACTAACAGCAGAATCTATTCCTAGTTCACTTGTTGTCTTAGAAGACACCTCTTCAACGTTACCTAGTTCAGTTATATTTCCATTTGCTTCTTCAACTACTAATTGCTGTCCTTCAACGTATAAGTCCCCAATTATTGGGGTCTCTAATTTTGCTCCTGCTAATTCAAATAATGTAACGGGTCTATTAATAACATCAGCAACTGTTTGAGTAGGACCTGATGATTTTTCTTCTGATACAGGAGATTCTTCTTTTGTCATTTTACCGTCAACGATAGACATGGTGGCATTATCGTTATCAACGGTTATAGACATTCCAGATAAATCTTCTTTTGAAGTTTCTTCTATTGTTTTTGTAAATTCTTCCTTTGTTAATTCTTTTCCGTCTATTACGTACTTAGGTTTAGGAGGGCTTGCTATGTTTCCGAGTTTCTCGTTTATAGCATTTATAGCTTCCATTTGAGTCTTAACTAAAGCTGGATCTTTTCCAGCGACAAGTTTTTCTAGATCTCTTTTCTCCCTAAGTAAATTAACTACTTCTTTCCTTGTTTCTCCTTCGTAGTTTAATCCATCTAATTCTTTGTTAAACGAAGCAACCTCATCGAAGTTATTTAATGTCTCCTCTGCCTTTTCTTTTGTTATCTTTCCTTTAGCTACTTTTTGTTGCAATTGAAAGTCTAAGAAAGCTCTACCGGTTTTATCTGCTAAAGCAAATTGGGTGTCATCAATCTCACCCATATTATCTTTATCGTAAGCTTCTGTTAGGTCGTTGTATTCACTATCAACAAGCTTAGCTTCTATCCTTTTCTTTAATGCATTTTGCTTTAACACTTTTACTCCTTGTGTTGCTCCACTTAATGGTCCTGTAGCAGCCATACCAATAAGGAATGTATCTATAAACTCAGTTAACGACCCCTCAAAAGCTTTGTTGTCTCCAAGTATAAGTGCATCAGCTGCTTTTTGAGCTAACAATGTAGCGTCTTCAGATAGACCCTCTGCACCAAGATCTTTGGCAAATGCCTTAAAGAAATCCTTAGTGCCTTCTACTACTCCACCATCAGGAACTCCCCTGAATGATTTTATTAGCTTACTACCTATCTTTTTCGTAACAGCCTCCATTAATCCTTCTGCAACACCATACACAGCTGCATCTCCAATTACTTTTCCGCTCAAGTCAGCTCCTTGTCTTTGTAGTTCACCGCTTCTTCCAGCGGCTGATCCAACAGCTATTGAGGCTAACCCAACATAAGGTATCATTGCCTGAATGATTGATGGTATAGATCCAACAGCCTCAGACGCTAGTCTACCAGCTCCTCTAAGAATATTTGATGGGTCAGAAACATCTATTAAGTCTTCACCAATAGATTGGTCAAACTTCTTCATCGTCTCTGTTATGAGCTCAGATCTCTGGCTGTACTCGTTAGATATTTTACTACCCTCAGCGGCTATTGCTAGACCTGGAGAAAGAAAAGCAGCTGACTGCATCCTTAATTGAAACGCTTGGTCTCGTTGAGTAGCGGTAAGTGTGTTATACTGTTCCAGCTCCTCATCAGACATTACAGCTGTTATAATCGCTTCGTCTATATATTGAGGTATTCTTGAAAAATTACCTAAGGCAGTGAGACCACTAGCCTTAAACTTTTTAGTCATCTCCCAATCATCCTCTTCAGGAGTAAAATCAGTTGTCCCTTGAGAGACCAAAGAACCATCCACGGAAGGTAATTCCGAATCGTCTTTTTTTTTTAAACCTATTTTTTCTGAAAACGAATTGTAAGGCACCTCTTCCGTGAAAGTGGTGTCTTTAGATCCAATCCAATCGTACATGCTTTTTGCATAGTCTTCATTAAGCATTTTTTGCTTAAATGATTCTACATCTACGTCTTCTTTGAATGTCGAGTCTTGGCTGTCAATCCATGAATATAGGTCTGCTAAGTATTCTTCGTTCATCCTCTTGGAGCTTTATTATTTGTAGTCTTTTTTAAGTTTTCAGCATTAGTCCCTAAGTTTACAGCCTCTCTTACTAGAACTAAATCCTCTGGCTTAGATATTTTTATGGTAACTGTTTTTACTCCATCTTCCTCATCTAATTGTCCTAGTGGACCTTTTGGTGAGTTGTTGTAAGATATAGTTACCGTGTCAGGGCCTCCATCTTTAGACTCTGCGTATCCAGTTATTATAACATCGTTATATTGACTCCCTCCTAGCATTACGGATGGAATCGCTTTTTGTTTTGAAACATCTACTGGATATATTTTTTGAGTCTCAGTCTCAGTAAATTTTGGAGGTTTATCTTCTTTAGGAGTTGCTGCTTGTCTTTGAATAGCTAACCTCTCGTCAGCTCTCCTAGCCTCATCGCCCTTCATCTCATCTTTTATTTGATTACCGTATTTAGAAATTGCTGTTTCTTTGAGCTTCTCAATAAGTTGCTTCTTAACGTCCTGCTCATTCTTTATCTTAAGATCTCCGTCTAGTACGTAATCAATGTTTTCTATACCAGCATTTACAGCTGCATTATATAAAACCTCACCGTCTAAATTATCTACTGTATCCTTAAATGCTTTTGCTTGATTTTCTGTTATCTTGTTGTCTTTGGTGAATGGAGATTGAATCTGAACTCCACCTACGTTGTAAGTGTTAAGAGCACTATTCTTCATCACGTCGTCAACAAATTTCTCAGGCTGTATATTTTGTGAGAAAGTCATATAAGAAGGAAACTTAGAGAATGGAGACGATACCATCTTGCCGTTTTCTTTAGATAAAAACATATAGTTTCCTCTAGAATCTTTAGCAACAGAAACACCGTTACCTATCATGTTGTCTATCCTATTCAACTTTAACTCATCGGCAGGACTAATATCTTCTTTGCTTCTAATTTGATTAGCATACTCAGCTAATCCACTCATGCTTTCTGATACTTTTTTAGATTGATTCCTGGCCATCATCATTTCTCTAGTGGCCTCTGACTGAGTAATCTCTCCGTTAGTTAGTCTTCTCTGTATGTTCTCAGCAGTATCTATGATAAGGTTCTTAGTTTCTAAACCAAGTTGATCTGCGTTCTCAAGCCCTGTTAGCTCAAACGTAGAATATATTTCGTCTCCGTATTCTTTTATTAGTTCTGCTTTTTGAGCTTCAAGCTCTTTAGCTTTGGCTTCGTCTTCTAATCTTTTCTTTTCAACTACTGTGTTTACACCTCTAGTTATGCTTCCGTAATCAAATACGGGAGCCTGAGAGCTGTACTGTAAACCTTCGTATTGAGCTGTATTCTGTGCCATATTATTAATTGAAAGGGTTATCGCCAAATAAATTAGGTTGCTCGAATTTATTAGGGTTCTTTACAGCGTAAGGATTTACGGCAGTAAAACTACTTGGCATTTGAAAAGAGCTAGCCTTAGATTGCATGTTGGCAGATATTGGAGCAGATAAACTTGCTATAGCTGCATTACCAGTATTCATAGCTGAGCTACCCGCACTAGTTATTGCGGCAGCTCCTGGAGCAGCTGCTGCTCCTCCTAGCTGTCCTCCTAAACCAGCAGATAGAACAGACATACCAGCCTCAGCTATACCTGCAATCCCTTGTTGTTGTTGAGCTTTACCGGCAGCTATCTCCTGACCTAAACCAGCTATTGCTCCAGATTCTCTTTGCTCTTGAATTTGTCTTATTCTTTGTTCGTCTTGAGCGCCCATTTGATCTATAGAAACTTGTTGTTGGTCCAGTCCAGCTCCTATTTGAGCTTGCATAGCTTGATCCTGTGCTGCCACATTGCCTAAGCCACCAACTAAGCCTCTTACACCACCTGATCTAAGGGCGTCAACGCTTGACTCAAATCTAGATTGAGCTTGCTTTGTCTGAAGTTCAGCGCCTAGTGTAGACACTCTCATTCCTTCAGTTACGTTCTTAAGTTCTTGTCTTTTGAAGTTGTTTAAAGCTTTCTGAGCGTCTTTAGCTCTCTTAGCTCCTTTAATCATGTTACCCGCACTACCAGCAGCTGTTAGTGCAGCTCCGGCTAGTATTGCAGTTCCAGTTGCTATTGCCATACCTTTACCATTTCAGTTACGTTATCATCAGATACAATGTACCCTGTTTCTTTATATTTATCAACAAGACTCTTGTTCTTTAAGATCACGTGAGCGTACTTACACCCATTGTCTTCAGCCAGAACAACTATGCAGTCCAATAAAAATTGTATTGCATCAGACCTATCTTTTTCTTTATAGTCTTTGTTAGAGACTACAAATTCCGTTAGAGCTACCTTAGAGTTTGTTAAGTAAAGAAATCCAGCGCATATATCAACGCTATCCTTGCTAACAATTAACCCTGTACTTGGTAAAAAATCTTTTGGAGGTGGTGTCCATCCCCAGTCTTTCCACCATTTTACTAGTATGTTGTCGTAGTCACTATCAACTACTGCTCTAACCTCAAAATTCATTACGCAAATATACGAAATTTAAGGAAAGCTTTTGCTTACATCGCTATTTACGGCAAATAATTCAACAGGTCTTTCCTCTGTGTTGCTTAGTTTTATCTTAGCGTAATACCCTTTTAATCCGTAGCTTTCAGCGACGCTGTTCTTTGCTATAAACATAAAGACTTTTTCAGGGACAGTAACAATGGGAGCTTCTATAAAAGTTGCACCCTTATCTGTTATAACACCAATCTTCTCGTAGCTTCCATTCTTCTCGTAGTACAGTACATCTCCAATAGATATGTTATGAGGCACATCTGTAAACGCGTACTTTGTACCAACTATATTTACTAGATTACCTACGCCTTGCACCGATAGTAGTGTTGGGTCTATTTCGTCAGAAGCATTTCTTTTTATAAAATCGTAGAATAAACCTTCCTTGTTCTTAAAAGACTCTTTAGGTATATTTCCAGACTCAAGGTTTGTGTCTATAGTGGCATCCCATTTTCCGGTACTACCTTCTATCTCTATAGTTTTAAATATCTTAACATCAGAAGGGCTATCGTTTAATATAAGCTCTATCTCAGTAGCAGCAGATGGTTGCTCGTAGTACTGGTTCCTAATGTTTGTATCTCTTTCGTGGATGTATACCTGACCATCCTTAAATGAAAAGAAATCATTATTAAGGTTGACCATCATCTCTGGCTCGTAAGAATGGAAAGATGTCCATCCATTTATCTTCTCATCGAAAGTTAAAGTGTAATTAGCCATTTATCTGTATTGTTATTTGCAAAGATAGTTATTTTTGAGGTGAGCTATTTAGTACAGTGTTTCCTTGATTAATTGGTAGTAATTATAGCAGCACCTAGTGTTTTTAATGTCTAAATCATTGGGTGGAAACTTAGAGGCGTACTTCCCTTTGTAAAACATACCATCTGAATCACTAGTAGCTCCAGCGTTATGGTAGATTGCATACTTATCCCAATCTATTATAGTGTTGGTTGCCCACGAAAAATCAAGCTTACTGCTAACACGAGTTGCTATCCCCTGTTTCCAAGCCACCCACAGCATAGCCCACATCTCAGCGGTCCATATTTGTATCTCATGGTGTGATGGGTTTTTTTGTTTTTTCTTTTTACTTATCTCAGATATTTTTATATACAATTCGTGAGACATATCTACCACGTCTTTCCAGAAAGAAGCCTTTACTTTTTTATACAAGTACTGGGCGCCTCCGGAGTTTTCTTGGTTTGACTTAATTAAATCTTCAGATACACCTCCAATCTCTAGCATAGGCTCTAGTATATCTCTACCTTTTGATAGTATGTAATTATATCCTATATAACTAACCGTGTCGCTTACGTACCACACATCGTCATTAAGAAGTTCTGTTAGATCTAATGGTCTTGTTAAGCATATATCAGCATCTACAAGAAATATGTCCTCATCCTCCATATATGGATTATTAAGGTAGTGCTTGTAAAGCATGTGTTGTTTTATTGATGGGATGTATCCCTTATAATCTCTACTATCTTCATAAAAGAAAAAGCTAACACTATAGTGTTTCTTTATTAAATCCTGAAACTCTTTACTTATTTTGCCTTGTCTAGAACACAAAACGTGTATGTCTTTAGGGCTTACATTGTTTTTTATTAAGCTACTAACTAAGACATCTATTTGCCATGCAAAGTAAATCACAGCTGGTTGGGCACATATATACTTCATAGTAAACAAAAAGCCTCTATTGAGGCTTTAGTATTTTTAATTTATTAGTTGCAAATTCTTTAATATATCCATCCGATCTATCTATAACTTCCCGGTAGTACTTTGCCATAGACTCTATTGTAGCTATCTTAAATCCATTTATAACTTCATATTCTGGGAGCTCATCCTCTATAAATACATCCACATTGTCTACGTAAGCTCTTTTACCGCTTTTAGTTAATGTAGAATTAGATTCAAAGTAATTAAGACCTTCTATGTCGTTTATATCTGTTACTACAACATCTATGTCATTGTAAGAATCAACTAAACCGTGGTGGAACATTGCTGCTCCACCGACGATTACAGTTTTTTCTTTGTCAAATATCAAGTCCATTTACAGACCTCCGCCTCCAGGAGGCTCACAGAATCCATCACAAGCAGTTCCGGAGTCATTACTAACTAACGATGAGTTGTACTGAGGTACGGCAACCGGTGGGTTACTTGTCACGTCCCATACATCATTACTAACAGTGTTAGCACATACATAGTATGTAAGCTCTGATCCGTTAGGAGAGGATAGCATTCCATTAAAGGTTGCTGTTGTAAAGACCCCTAGATAGTCAACGTAAGCTATACCATATCTATCCTGATCTAAGCTAAATACAGATGAGTCGTATGTTACTTCATGACATGTTGGATTTAATGTGGTAGTTGTTGTCGTTGTTGTAGTTGTTGTCGTTGGTAATGGTACATTACCTCCACACTGCACACCTGGCCCTGTTACTGGGTAGTTAGCACCAACTATAGATCTAGCGCAGAATTGAACGGTATCTACTCCACTGTTCCAGTAGTAAAGAATATCTTGCTCTACCCCATCACAGTCAATGTAAGTTATCTCTAAGCTTTCTCCAGACTGAGTTGGTACAGCTGCTTCATACTCATAACAAGGAGTCTCCGTTGTAGGAGTTTCCGTTGTAGGAGTTTCTGTAGTGCTGTTAGCTGCGTTACAAGCTGCACAATCGTTATATCTTGTCCAAGATGTAATGTCGGTATCTAAACCACTAGTAGTAGTCTCTGTTCCTACTTGGTAACATGTTCCGTTGTTTTCTACAGATGAACCAGGTGCTAAGTTTTCGCTAGAGTTATTTACACCAACAAATGTTACCCCTGGATCACTACATAAAGACATATTATAGTACCTTACATCAGTAGGGCATCCTTGTTGTCCTGTATATGTTACAGCGCCAACTGAAGGTATATTTGTGTCGCTTGTAGATCTAAATACTGTGTAAGTATTACCATTAGCAGTAACTCTGTCTTCAGTTCCTAATGCAATATCTTCTATTGTATCACCAGACCTAAAGTTTGTAGAACCAGTAGCGCAATCCCGTAATTGATAATATCCAACTCCATTAGTAATAGTTGTTGCATCAGCTCCCTCAAAATAAACTCCTTCTTGTATAACAAAAGCTCTGTAAGTGTATTGCGTTTCAGGGGTTAAATTAATAATTCGTTCTGTATATTGACCAATTCCAGTACCATCTACTGTTACTACATTGTCTGATAGCGTTGGAGAATCAGTTCCCTCTGCCCATATGAATCCTTTATCTGTAAAGTTAGGATCTCCAGCTACAGTAACATTACCTGTAAATACAATGAAATCCGTCCCCCAATCAGAAGGTGATTGAGTTACAACTAAAGGATCTGTTCCTTGAGCAGCCTCACAAATGGCTCTAGTAGTAATAGTTCCTCCAGATGTAACCTGGAATGAGTAACCTACACCATCTGTAAAGTACTTGCCTTGCCCATTAAATATAGTTGTAGCTTCAGAATCTGAGTATAAAACGGTAGCTGAAATCCAAGCGCCTGATGCTGAGGTTTCGTCCTGATCATTGTATACTGTTATTCCTGTATCCGCACCAGTACAAGCTTCATCAGCGGTATTAAAACCTTGAGAAGAAGAGTTACCGTATATTACAAAAGATGTAATAGGGTTAGGCTGTGCTTCTGTAGTAGTCGTCGTAGTCGTACTAGTTGTACTAGTTGTACTAGTCGTGCTAGTGCTTGTAGTAGTAGTCTCTCCCGTAGGACAGTCAACCAAATCCTCGTAAGGAGCTATGTAATCCGGATCACCTGGGTCATTGACTTTCGTCTCACCGGTGGCAACTCCGTCAACATACTTCCTAAGAGTAAGTACTGTTTTTATTCCTGTGTTTGCCATTTTTATTGTTTTGTTTTTATGTTACAAAGATAGTTAATATTTAAAAACCGCCGCCGCCAGGTGGGGAGCAGAATCCATCGCATGATTCTCCTGAGCTAGACCTACTTAATGATGAGTTGTACTGAGGTACAGCAACATTGTTGTTTACATCCCATACATCTTGACTTACTGTATCAGCACATACGTAGTATATAAGTTCTGATCCATTTACAGACGCTAGCATATCATTAAATCTTGCTGTCACAAAGTTTCCTTGGTAGTCAACATAAGCTATACCATATCTGTTTTGATCTAAGCCATAGACAGATGAATCGTATGTTACTTCATGACATGTTGGATTTAACGCAACTGTTGTTGTAGTTGTAGTAGGCGCCGCTGTCGTAGTTGTAGTCGTAGTAGGAGCTGCTGTAGTAGTTGTAGTTGTAGTAGGTGCCGCTGTTGTAGTTGTAGTTGTAGTAGGAGCCGCTGTTGTAGTTGTAGTTGTAGTAGGAGCCGCTGTTGTAGTTGTAGTTGTAGTAGGAGCCGCTGTTGTAGTTGTAGTCGTAGTCGGCGCTTCATATCCACAGCTAGAACTATTTGTCTCAATCAAGTCTGTATAAGTTCCTCCACTTCCATCAGCGTACTCTCCAAATAAATCATATCCAAAGCAGAATGTACTTAATAGTGTGCCCGCTGGATAAACATACCCACAGTCTGTACTGTTATATTCTATAACTTGGTTATATGATCCACCACTACCGTTGGCATATGTCCCCATTTTAGTAGTTCCATCACAGTATGTACTTAATAGTGTACCAGCTGGATCTACATATCCACAATCAACGCTATTAAATTCAATAGCATTAGTATATGATCCTCCGCCGCCATCAGCATACGTTCCCATCTTAGTGGTTCCATCACAGTATGTACTTAATAATGTACCCGCTGGTATCTGAGTGGTAGTCGTCGTAGTAGTCGGAGCTGCCGTAGTAGGTGCTGCTGTAGTCGTCGTTGTAGTAGGTACTACTGGCGAACAATCAAAATCAGAATTACAAGTATTAGTATTAGGCACTGTATTCATTCCTTCTAAACCTACAAATGCATTTCCACTAGGTCCATACTTATACATGTTACTTGATGATCCTGTTTGGCAGAAGGCAAAGTAAGTTGATCCATTTTGCTCAATACCGAAATAAGTGTTTAAATTAACACTTGTCTCTCCGCTTCCACAGCTATTGTATATGTAATACAAATCTAAACCACCGCTAGTTAATTGTGTGTTTAACACATCCACTGTAACACAGTTACAAGGTTGCTCTGTAGTTGTAGTTGTAGTAGGTGCTGCTGTACTAGTTGTAGTCGTGGTAGGTGCTGCTGTACTAGTTGTAGTCGTGGTAGGTGCTGCTGTACTAGTTGTAGTCGTAGTAGGTGCTGCTGTACTAGTTGTAGTCGTAGTAGGTGCCGCTGTACTAGTTGTAGTTGTAGTAGGTGCTGCTGTACTAGTTGTAGTCGTGGTAGGTGCCGCTGTACTAGTTGTAGTTGTAGTAGGAGCTGCTGTACTAGTTGTAGTTGTAGTAGGTGCCGTTGCAGTGGTTGTAGTCGTAGTAGGTGCCGCTGTACTAGTTGTAGTCGTAGTAGGTGCCGCTGTACTAGTTGTAGTTGTAGTAGGTGCCGCTGTACTAGTTGTAGTCGTAGTAGGTGCCGCTGTACTAGTTGTAGTTGTTCCTTCTATATTGCACTCATATGTATCTTCAATCCATGTTACTGTAGGAGATGCTGTACTAGTTGTAGTTGTAGTAGGAGCCGCTGTACTAGTTGTAGTCGTAGTAGGTGCCGCTGTACTAGTTGTAGTTGTTCCTTCTATATTGCACTCATATGTATCTTCAATCCATGTTACTGTAGGAGATGCTGTACTAGTTGTAGTTGTTCCTTCTATATTACACTCATATGTATCTTCAATCCATGTTACTGTAGGATCTTCTACGTTACACTCGTAAGTATCTTCATTCCATTCAATATATCCGCAAGAATAAGTGTCTTCTAACCATTCTATAGCGCAAGCGTTTATTGGAAGTTCTACATCAACAAAACATTGAGTTGTAGTTGTAGTTACATTGCTTGTTGTGGTTGTAGTTATATATTCTTCGCACTCGTAAGTGTCCTCTACCCACTCTATATTTGGATTAGAGATACTAAGAACAAACTGATCGTTGTTTGGGTCAAAAGAAGAAACAATATTAGACCCTACATATAAGTGGTCATTAAACCAGCTTATCATGCCGTATGTTGATATAGGAAATATTCCGTTATCAGTTAACCTAATTACAGATCCTCTTCTTTCATCGGCAAAGTATATATCTCCATTCCACTTAGTGGCAGCGTATATATTATTACTTATACCAAACTCTCCTTGGTAAGGAACTTCTTGTCCTAGTACGTTGTTGTTCTGGCTTACGTTCCCTGATCCATCTGCATTATATATGACACTCTTGCTGTAAAGAACTCTAGATACTCTGTTATTTTGTATAACAGTTAAGTCTCCATTCCTTGATATAATCTTAGCTATCTTTCCAAAACTTGGGTCTAAGTCTTTATAGTTTGCTGTAGATAAATTAAACTCGTTTACTCCGTTAAAAGATGTAGTAGATTCATATATGCCACTATAAGTTAGTGACGCTACCCTAGTTATTTCCTTATAATTATCTAAAGGCACAAGTGGTTTAGAGTCTAAAATCATTCTAGACTGGTTAAAACCATCTGCTATCTTTATTGACTCATAACCATTATACCACCCAAAAGCGTTGAAATGGTCTAAGTTTACCAATGCATTGGTTGTTCCGAAAACCTGATTTACATCTCCTGAATGGTTTCCGTTAGATACACCATAAGTCTTAGGCAGTTCATAAAAAACTTCAGAGCTTGAGAATTTATAGTCTGTCTCAAATATAATTGGGTTGTCAAGCTCTATTATTTTAAAGGTTACATCTACTCTAACCTTCCCTGATCCAGTGTAGTTTGATTCAGAAAGAATAGACATAAAAAGATCTCCAGAAGGATTTATAAATAGTCTTTCTCCTAAAACCTTATCTGGAGCTGTATCTAAATTACCTCTTCTAAAAAGAATCTCACTAGGATCTTTAGGATGACTCATTTTAGAAAGAACATTATCTTCCCAGAACCATTCTTCTATGTTGTCATAGTTGGAACTAGAAACAAACCTTTGATATACATTTCCAGATATATTATCAACATTAGGCTCTGACCTACTATCATTATACTCTATAGTTATTATAGCACCAGCCTTTATAGACTCAGACCCAACAGACTTACACTTAAAATTCATTATAGCTTTTCGACCAAAGCTATTTACATCTCCTCCTTCATTCCATTCAGTAGGCCTTGAAGCTGACTTTGCGTTAATAACCCATCTGTCACTTTCCGTATGACCGGTAGTCGAGCTAAAAGAAATAGACAAGCCATTAGAAAGAGTTGTTGATCCACTGATAACTATTCCAGCATCGTTGTTGTCATTCCATGGAGAATAAGAATTTTCTTTACAATCCAGTTCTCTCCATCTAAACCTATCAGGGCTGCCTTCGCTTAGTATTTCTATTTCATATCTAGTATCTGTAGTGCTAGAATATGTGCCCGATACGCTAATATCATTTAATCCATCTCCATAAAAGACAGCGTCCTCTATGTAGGCTGCTGGACTGCCAAAATCATTTTTAGTTACATCAGTTCTAAATGCATATCCATCGTAAAGAAATGTATCTACAGAGGTTTCATCTAACGCTATTTCCTCTGTGTCAACTTTTATATAATTACCAGCTTCTTGTATAGTATTTTTTTCAGAGTCATCTTCTAAAAAGTTTCTTGTTTTGCTTTCAGACTCTAATACTTTTACTTTTGTAGGTGTTTTTCTAATACCTGAAGTGTCAGATTTTAAAAACAAAAAGTCTCCTTCTTTTACTTTGTTTATGTCTTCGCCTTCTACTTTAATATACGCGTAAACACCCTCCCTATAAAATACAACAGGGGATATTACATCATAATCGTTCCTGCTTTGTTTTATAAAAAACCTATAACCTTCAGCCCAGTCTGGGGCTTTTGAAGATATTTCTACGTTTAGAGTGTTCTTCTTGTCGCTATTAGTAATAGGGACATGTACACTGCTTCCTTCACTTGTAAAAGGAGTGGTCATCCTACCTTTTCCGTCAGTATAAGAAATACCAACCTCATAATCCATATTTGTCTTAATGGTTTTATGAGGTATTCCTTTAGTTCCTGATGTAGAAGTATAAGACAAATCTAGTTTAGGAATTATACTAACACCACTGTTAGACATGTTGTAGTTCTCGGTATAGTTGCCAAAAACAACCCTGTTTCCTATTATCTCTAAAGTTTTAGCTTTCCTTGGTACGTTATCGTAAACTCTTCTTAGTTGAGACTCTGGAAGTGCTTTATAGACTTTACTGTTAGTAAATGTGTATTCGTAAACCGCATTGTCGTTCCATCCTTTATCTTCTTTGTCTAGCTTCTCAACAATATAAGTAATATCATCTCCAGACTGTTTAGCAAGGATTTCTATTTTCTTTACATTTTTAGATCCAGTGTTGAACGATACAACTGCTTTGTTGTACTCATTCTCCATTGACTTATTAGTACCTGAATTGTAGTCATACCTAAACTCGTTAGGCATAAATGCAAACTCAGAAAACGGAGACACTGCACTAATCTCGTTGTTATCATATATGTACCTATATGCAAAAGAGAAAAACTTAGTCTCTAGGTAATTCTCTTCTTTACTGTCTGTTTTTTGTAGTTCTATTAAAGGAGCTGTATATGGAGCTGGCTTTATTAGTGATACATCCTCAAAAGTAAATGTATTGTTTGCTAGTGCCTTGGCCGTATCAATCTCAAAGTACTTTGGTTCAGTAGCACCATCCGTTAAGAATAAGAAGTTTTTATTGTTCTCAGCATCGTTAAGGATAGACATGTCAACCATATTACTAGGTGTAAAACCTAGTTGGTTTAAATCTCCAGCCCTGTTGTCCGATATTATAACAGAAGCTTGCTCAGTATCTTTAGAGAATTCACATACAAAAGAACCGTTGTCAGATACTACACACCAGTAAATCTTGTTGGCGGCATCGTCCTCTACAGTACCAATGGTTTTTGCATTGCTACCAAAGTTTATTGAAGACATTTTAGCATTAGATAAAGCGTTTTCAACGGCCCCAACATCTGAACCATTAGAGTTTGCAACCCTAACATTCAATGCATGTCTATACTCTCCTTTTTGAATAAGTCTCTCATCGGAGTCCTTATTCATTTTTCCAGATGTGAATACGTTCTTTAACTTCATTATCTAATCCACTTGTTTTTACCTTTCATAGCCTGAAGTATATCCAAAGGATGCACATCCATCATTCTGATCTTGGTGTTCTTTAATGCTGCGAAGTAATCTCTTTTTGCTCTAGTAACTATATACTCTTGTATACCGAACTTATTTCTTACTACCTCGTAAAGAATGTATTTATATAGAAAATCTTCTGCAAACTTATGTAACTTTAAGTCAGAGTCAGACACATCTGACAGACCATCAGTCAGGTACTCTATAACAATAAGCTTTCCGTACACGTCAGAACTAAATCTAACCACACCTAGGCTTTTGTTTACATTGTAAGTACCGTTTATGTTTGCACTAGAAGTATCCATACCAAACCTGCCTCCTTGTATGAAATCATTTAGTGGATCATTACTTGTATCCTGGCTTTCCGCAACCTGCATGTTACGTATATCCATAAGTGGAGTACCCTCAAGAGCTTCACCTCCAGCCCCAGCTGAAAACAATATATTCCCTTGATCGTCCTGAAGAAATGCTTTGTCTACGTTGGTAGTGTTTTTACCGGTAGTCATAGGATGAAGTCTACCTCTGTCATCTACCCATGAAATTCTAACCAACCCCACATAGTCCCTAGGAAGCGTTATCTGAAGCGTTTCAGGCATTTCCATCTCTACAGACCTTACTTCCTTTAAAGCGTCGTAGTGAAGCTCCTGTAAAGCTCTTTTTGCATGAAATATTACATCAAACCTAGATATGTCGTTGATTAACTTTCCGTCACCAACGTTTATGATCATGAAGTTATTAATAACATCAGATAGCTTTACGTATTGACTGCCTCCCCAGTTTGAGGAGTCACTATAGTATTGTTGATCAGTTGTAGCCATTTCTTAAATAGTTTCTTTTTGTGCTCCCTGAGTTTCTAACCCCATAGCAATATTTGTTACGTCAGCTTCTCTTATTGAAACACCAGCTAGCTTGCAGATCTCAATGACAAGAGCAACTTCTTCTTCCTCACCCAACTCAAAGTCCATATAGTCATTTGCGCTGTTATTAAATATTGGTTCACCACCAATCATAACGTACGTCCACTTAGGGTCTTTTGGGTGTCTGCTGTAGACAAGATCCAAACAGTTTATTGTATCTGGTTTAACAGTGTAAGAATTGTTTTTATCTATGTATACAGGGTACATTTCAGTTGGACCACAAAGATTTGCGTTGTCTAAGAATGTTTCCTTGTAAACCGGAACCTCATCAACCTCCACGCCATTACATCTAAGAGACAGTGGCATATACATATCGCAAGGTTTAAGGTATACTGAATCTTTTTTAGGTAGCTGAACTACTGTAGTAAACTTGTCTATCTTGTTCTTTAAATCCCTAACTCTGTCTCCATAGTCCTGGCTAAGCCTTCTAGCGTTCTTCATAGTACTCATCCTAGAGTACTCAGAGAAGTAAAGGTTAAATATATTTTGTTGTGCGTGCTGAGCATACAGATTAAACTGCTCAGGCGTCAAGTACCCCCTATTTTCCTTGTTAAGTATAGTCAGAACAGTGTTCCTAACGTGATTAATCATACCTTAATATTTGATACAAAAATACAAAAAAAAGGGAGATCATTTCTGACCTCCCCTTTTCCTAGAGTAATACTATCTTAAAGCTTGTTGACTATGGCTTGCATAACATCAAGGCCTTCGTCAGTCTTAAAGAACTTCGCTAGTGCACTATAGACATTCTCTCCATAAGGAGCTACAAGAACCTTTTCTTTCTTCTTGTCGTTCCAGCAAACAGTCACGTTATCGTCTTGTACTCTTAGCACACCCATCTCAACGGACCTGATTGCAATGTTTCTTAATTTAATATTCTCATCATTAGCTATGTTAATAAACTCAGTAGGGTTCTTTCTAGCATAGTTAAGCATATCTCTTCTGATTTCTTTTGAGCTCATATCGGTAACTCTACCTCTTAATACGACTCTGGCTACTGCTTCAAGATCTTCAATCTCCATCTCACGACAAAGAACCATCGCGTCCAACTCTAAGTCAATGTTCTTAACCTCGTCGTCAGCAATCTTAGATGCATCAAACTCAACAAAAACCTTGTCAGCGTCTGGGTGGTATATTGATAAAAACTCTTGTAGTAACACATTTTCTTTTGACACAAATAACTTACCATTCTCAAATACAATAGGAGGTAAAGTTGCATCACCAATTTGTTCATCCATAAATACAGATGACTGGTTTGTAGCGTAGCGCATAGCTCGCTGCATTTTACCGTCAAAAAATTGAAGTGGTTTATTGTTACTGTGCTTGGACCTAAGTATGAAGTTAACCGGTGTAGATCCATTTTTTAAGACATATACTCTGTCTTTAACCTCCCACTCTTGGGTGGCTGTTGCTTTCTTTGTTGCCATTATAATTATAATTAAATTAGATTAAAAAAAGTAAGAGTTACCCCCGTTGCTATAACGAGGGTAATTCCTACAGTAAATTTTACTTCAATAATACGAAGTTGTTTGCTCCCATTACACATAGAGCTCTTTCAGATAAGAAGTGTACTTGCATTGCGTCAAGATCACTAGTAGATGCACCACCAGCAGATCCTACAACCCATGATTTGTACTTTCTGTCTTCAGCTTCTGACTTACGATACTTAACGTGTAAGAAAGGAACTGTAGCGTTCTTTCCTAGTACTTGATCGTAGATAGTCTTAGATCCAACAGGAACAATTAAACCGTCAACACCAGAAGTTAATCCACCAGTTGTTGGGTCGTTTAAGTATTTCCAGTCAGTTTTGTAGAAGTCATACCCTAAGTTGAATCCTTTGAATCCTAAAGATAAAGCCATAGACTCATCGTTGTCGAATAAACCAAAAGAAGCACCAGCAGATCCGAAGTTGTTTAATCCAGCAAGAACGTTGTCAATCTCGAAAGATTTAGCTCTGTTGTTGAAGATTACGTTTTCTTGGATTGCTCCTTCTTTGTCTAACAATTTGATGATGTTTTCGATGTCACCTTTAGTATCGATAGATCCAGATGCGATGTTACCTCTGTCTTCTACTTCGTAGAATAAACCTTTAGTACCATTGTATCCAGCGTTAGCAGCAGCTGATCCAGCAGCAGCAGGTCTTCCTTCGATCATAGAAGTCTCTAAATAATCCTCGAAACGTAATCTTGTTTCGTGCTCAGACTTCAAGTACCATAAGTATCCTGTTGCACCATTCTCAGTTGTTACTTCAATCCATCCGATCTGAGCCATGTCAGAACCGTTTACTTCGTACTTATCCTTTAAGATAATAGGAGTAGTTGAACGGATATCTTTTGCAGCCTCTAAAGAACCAGCCATTCCAGCAGTTCCTTTTTTGAACTCAGAACCAAAAGCAAAAACTTTTAATCCACTAGTTGCTAAAGAAGCATCTAAAGTAGCACCAGAGTAAGAAGCAACCTCGAAAGAGTCAGCTCCAACAACTGTTACAAGAGCTTTGTCTTGAACACCAGCAGCATCAGTTACAATAACTGTTTGGTTTAATCTGAATGGGTGACCAGCAGAAGTAATTTCATCTCCTGTTCTAGTAGCACCTGTTACAGCTAGGTGTAGACGTCCTTGCTCTGCCCACTGAATAACATCAGAAGCAAAAGGCATTTCAGCGCCTACCATTCTTAAAAAAGAAGATACAGAACGGTTTCCGTATTTCTCGAATTCTTTTTCGTAAACTTCTGGTAAGTACTGAGAAGTGAACTCAATGCTTGATCCAATATAGTTTGTTGAAAGTGTTGATTTTGAAGGGGCTGGGGTTAATGCACCACCAGAACCTGTTAAAGTTACAGACATTTGTTTTTTGTTTTAGCGTTTTTTAATTTTCATCGTGAAATCGCTACCAGAGTCTACTATCCTGAACTTAGGTCCTTTTGAATCTACGCTGGCGTTACTTCTAACGTCCATATCTATATTTTTAGTTTCTTTAACAAGGTCTTTAGTTGCGTCGGCTAAGCCTTGCTCGTAAAAATGTCTTGCTATTTGGTCAGCATTTGTAGCTGCGTACATCTCTTTATGGTATGACTTTGGATCCTTTATAAAGCCATTATCATCAAGATGCCTACTAAAAAAATTCGATATATCAGACTGTGTCTGTTTTACCGTAGATGCGTCTTTTACTTCGAACACGGCTTTCTTATCTCCGAGGTTAAATTCAAAACCTTTGAACTCCTCATTGAATAAAGCATTTGTTTTCTCAGCAAAAACTTTAGACCTCTGCTCTAGAACTTCTTCTTCTGTCGCTGATTTCTGTTTATAGTCATTATAAAAGCTGTAAGCCTCTTGATAGTCTTCCGGAAGAGAAGCAGCACTTGACTCAAGCGGAGCTTTGAACTTTTCCTTTAGGCCCTCAAAATGGTTTCTAGCCTTGTATAATTCTTCTTTAATTGCTATCTGCTTTTTCTTTACTTCTCTCTCATCATCCAATTCTTCATCGTAAGAGAAATTATCTTCTAGCAGATAGTTTATTTCACTATCATCCAAGTGCGGCTTTGATTCCTTATAGTACTCTTTAAGAACGTCTGTGTCTCCAACTTCGTTCCAATCCTTCTGTAAGTTCAGAAAGTCATTGAAGCTACGACCAGTTTCTTTTTTGTACTCTAAGTACTTAGCCACGTCCTCAGGGACAGTGGTTTCTTCAGGTTGTCTAAGAACGTCTTCGATAGAAGCATACTCTCTACCGAGTTTGTTTTTAAAGTAAGATAAGATACTGTTCTCATCTAACTCTAGCACCGTATCCTCTGTAGTTTCACCTACAGGCTCTATAATTTTTTCTTCTTCCTGAGGCTCATCGACTTGTTCATCTACAGTTTCTAACTGTTCATCTACAATTTCTGTCGTTTCGTCTACAGTAGTCTCTTCTACTTGTTGTGGCTCAATAGGATTTCCATCTCCATCAAGCTCTCTAAAGGTTACTCCTTCCATTTTGATTTGATTTAATTTTACGCAAAGATAATACTTATATATTTTATAGGTCTAAGCCTATAGAATCAGCACCATCAAAGTCTATCGGGTTTAAGTCTTGTTGTCTTTGTTGGATGAGTTTAGATTGTTGACTAGCTTGTTTCTCTGTCCTCTTATCTTTCCTATCCTCCTTGTACTTTTCCTTCTGAATCTGACTCTGAACCTCTCCTCCTTTGATTTGAGCATCCATTCCTTTTTGAAGCTGTATTAGCTGTGACTTAAACTGGAACTCTTGCTGCATCTTCTGCATATCGAACTCCGCCTTCATCTGTGCCAGCTTAGCATCAATCTCACCCTGAGCCATAATAGTTTGCTGCTTACCTTGTTCAGCTGTCAAAGAAGCTTGTTGGTTTGCCTCAGACTGTAGTGCAATGTTTTCTTGCTGTCTCTTCTGATCCATCTTCTCCTTACGTCTCTTACGTACCTTAAGAAGTTGCGAAGCCATCTTAGAGTTTCTTACCATTCTAATGTCAATAGCATCGTCGATGTCAATCTTCTGAGCAGCTAGTGAAGCTTGTATGTTTTGTTCTAGTACAGCTTTCTCTTCCTCATCTGGATGAATCTCTATAAAGATACCAAAGTCATGCAAGTGAAGATCTTTAATTTCCCTAAGAATACTCATACTCTCTCTTCCTATGTTCTTCACAAAGTCGTCAGACATGTCAGAGTACTCTAACACATCGGATATTCTGTAAGCAACACACTCTGCTAATTTCTGAGTGATGTATATACCAGAATGAAGAATATGTCTAGTTGCAGTGTTTGAGTTAAGAGCTGCTAGTTTTTGTACACCAACAAGAGCGTTAGAGTCTGGAGTACTTCCATCTCTAGCCTCGTTAAGACCAGTTACAGACCTAATCATATTTAGGTTGTAGTTGTACATATTAATCAATGAACTAATCTTAGCGTTAGATCCAGAAGAAGCAAGCTCCTGAACTGGCATCTTACCATGATTGAATTCACCTATCTCATTGGTTGATCTACCTAACACAGAACCAGTCTGGAAGTAAAGGTTAAGAACCTCTCCAGCGTCGTATGTCATTCCATTACCTAGATTAATAGAAGATATACCATCTAAATCCACGTACACACCATCTGGTGTCATTCTAGAAGCAATCTGTTGTAGTTTTAAGTGAGTAAGTTGAATCTGATCAGCAAAAGGAATCATCCTCTTAACTAATGAATCAATCCTACCCTTATACATTTTAGGAGCTGATACAATATAAGGCGGGTATACTTTTTGCATAGAAGACTTAGGCCTAACCATATTCTTCATTACATCCCACTTAAGTATGAACTCAGTTCCTAGAACCATAACTCCCTCGTACCAAACGTCAATGCGTTTAGACAATCTCTCGAACATCTCGTTCTCCTCAGGATTAAATGAGTCATCTCTTTTGATTACTCTTTCTCCACCTGAGTTAGTTACTTTCTTTTTGTATACAATGTTTTTGTCTGTCTTATAAGCAAAGTACAAGACAGTAGCTGTGTTTTTATCAAAGGTTTCGTTTCTAGCGCCACCTCTAGTTCCTTGATACTGATCCCACTTCTGAGAAGACTGAGCGATTTTCTCCATGTCATCCTTAGTAAGGTCTGGATTAATCTTCTTAAGCTCTGTCATGTTTATGTTCTTAACCTCACCAAAGTAGTAACAGTCCTTAAAATTAGGATCGTCTGTAGGGCTATAAACAAAATTCTCTGGGTCTACATAGTCAAGTACGATACCATCGTGTGTGTTGAATGAATGCTTCGCAACACCTATTCCCAACTCAGTAATATCCTTGTCAAGTCTTTTCTTTAACTCTAAGTACTCGTTCATCTTGAACACAGACTCAATAGCTTTCTCTTGAGCAATCTCAATAGAATCCTTGTAGTCTATCATCATGTGAAGATCTAACTCGTCGTCATTCTCAGGTAACAAGTCTGGGTCGTCTGAGAACATATTCTGACCAAGCATAGCTCCAATCTCTTCAAAGATGTCTTTGTTAGCCATCTGAGTCTGGATCTTATTCTTATAGTCAGCTCTTTTATCTGTAGATATAGGATCTACTGCTGTTGCTTTAACATCAAAAAGTCTGTTAGCCATACCGTTAACAACGATGTCAACAAACTTAGGTATAATAGGTAATGGCGTCCAGTCTAAGTTAAGGTAAGAAATATCACCGTTAACAGACATCTCGTCCTTATACTTCTGTATAGGCTGCTCGCCCATAGCGTAAAGTCTTAGGTTATGGTAAACTCCTTTATTGTCGTAAAACCTGGAGTCGCTACCTTGACCTCTAAACCACTCGGACTCAATAGCCCTACCTACTCTTACTCCGTACTGCTTAGATTGCTTTTCGCTGTCTGGAGCTAGTTGATCTGGAAAAGATGTTGTACTCTTTAGTGATGGATTATTCATAGATTTTGCTTACCAATCCTTTATTATTATACTTTGCAAAGTTAACATTTATTTCGTTACTTATTTTTCTGTTGTTTACAACATACTTTTGATTAGCCATAATAGCTAAACCTGAAGAAACAGTGGCGTCAAACTTGGTTCTCTTCTGTATATCGTAGTTAGCCCAATCCTGTAAAGTCCTGGAAAAGTACACGTTACCACTTCCGTTATCACCAAAGCCAACGTGCTCTTCTATGTATGCCTCTAAAGCCTCGGCGTGTATAGATATTACTGAAGTAGAAGATGGTATACCACCAAGCTCTCGCTCTGCTTTAGATAACCCGTTTCTGTGTTTATCTGGCCTATCAACACTAAACCCTCTGTAGCCTCTATTCTTTAAGTGGTAAAGAAGCCTTGGCTTGTTGTTCTCAGCAAGCACCGGCATCCCGTAAAACACTAGAGCCATAAGAACGTCTTCATAGAACAGTTCAGCAGTTTGTGGTCTAGCAATATATTCTAGAAAGAATTGATTACTAGGTGCGTCATCCATATTAAATTTAGTTAAGCCATGTAGGGCTCCATTAGAGCCACCACCACCAACAGTTCCAGATATGTCATAGCTGTCACATCCGAATGCTCCAATATGATCATTCCCAGGATACTTGAGTCCATTCTTTATTATTATGTTGTTTCTTAACTTATCGTTAGGTATCCAGGTCACTCTAAAAGGCCCTTTTCTATCAGGGCTCCAAATAACTTCTGTATCTCTTTGGCCGTTCTTCCAAGAAAACCTCCCTGTCTGTAGAACTCTTTGAGCTTCTAAACCCTCGTTAAAGTCTATCTGCTCGTATATCTTCTGTAGATTAAACAAGCTATTGTTTGACTCATCCCTGAATGCGTGAGACTCTGTTCTAGGAAACTGTCTATAGAATTCGTTTAAAGCATCTGCGTCATTCTTAAGGGAATCAACTTCGTTCTCCCAGTAGTCAAGCACTCCGTTGTCAATAATATCTCCAACAGCGTCAAACGATTCTTTCTCTGTTGTTCTAAAGACAGGCATCCCGTACTGATCTATAAAACCCTCAAAGTTCCACTCCATTGGAACGAAAAGTGAATACATTCCGCTTTTAGTTTGACCATTTGAGTTTCTCTCTGTTACGTCAGAGTCTTCGTACATCTTCTTAAAGTTGGACCCTCCCTTATCAAGTGCGTTGGACGTAGATCCCATCATGCACTTTCCTACAATACGCCTACCTAGACGAAGAGTCGTCTTTACTACACGCCAGTTATTTAAAATATTATCTGGAGGCAACCACTTACCTGATTCGTCATGCACGAGGAACCTAAGTTTCTCTCCATCGTAAGAGTTGTCTCCTGTGTTTTTCCAGTCAATAGTTGTATCAAGACCTTCAAGCTCAGCAGCTCCATCCGTTATCTCTATAGACTTACGCGTAAGCTTTGAGGCTGGAACACGGTATGCAAGCTCTGTCTTTGGCCTGTCCATACCGTCTTGTATAGGTTTAAAAAAGAACGGGTAGTTAGTAGATATTGGTACAACCTTGTCTGTAAACATTTTCTTAGCATCACTACCCGTCTTTGATAGTATTCCAAATCTTGAATCTGGTGTTATTGTGGCCAAGTTCACAGTCTCTGCCGATGACATAAACGAGAACCCAGAACGTCTGTTCTTTAGGTAGCACATACCAAAGCACCTATCGTCTGCCTTACATGCCTCCCAAAATAAAAAGAATACTCTGTTAGATTCCCTGTAGTCAGGGTGCCCAACATCAATCTTAGTCCACTGTAAGTACATATAATGTGTACCCGTCATATAAGTTGGCACGCCGTTATTGTAGAACCAAAAACCATTCTCACGCCTATCAAACTCGGTCTCTATGAAGTCAACCCACTTAGACTTAAACGTGTTAGGCATCTCGTTCCACTGAAATATAGTCTTGATCTTCTTCAGGTCTTTATCGTACTCTGTAGCTTCCCAGAACTGATCTTTCTTTTCGTTAGACCTTTTATGTACGTTACTAGGTACAGCCGGCAAGCCAATGCGTAGGTTCTGTATCTCTATTACCTCACCCAGTGTGCCGTCATTAGATATAATAACAATATCGTGGTCTTTATTATATCCACGATCCCAAGACTTGTTCTTGTTCCTTGTGGTCATAACAGACTTAGGTACACCGCTATCTACTACCTTAAGTAGTCTAAGATTTTCTTCCTCTTCTTTCAGCAAAACTCTGGAATTGTTTTTCTTCTGGTTCTTCAGTACCCTCTAACTTATTTCTCTCTTGCTCAATCCTATTAAGCATATCGAAGGCATCGTTAAGAGCCATCTTTTTTGTAGCAGCAGCGTTTTTTAACCTATCAGCAGCCACATCCTTATCAGGATCGTCAGTAATGATCTCTGAGTGAAGAACCTTAATAAGCTCCTCTACGGCACGTTCTCCTGCCTTAATGATCCTTTCTATTCTATCGTTGTAATTGTTAAGCATACGTCTTGATTTTGCATCCTATAGAGCTTGTGTCCGTCTATTTCGAACTCGTACTCACTGTTCTTTGTAAATCCAACCTTATCCCCTTCCGAGATACCCATAGACTCTAAGTCCTTGTTTCCGAAGTGAACAATGCCTGTGTGCTCTTGTAACTTTTCCACCTGGAAGTAAGACTTGTCTTGCTCTTTGTCTACTGGCTTTATAAAGCAGTAGTTCTCTATAGTGCTCCACTTACCGTCTCTAGAGTACAAGAATATCCTATCAGGGTTAACCAAGTAAAGGTCATCCCTAAAGAACTCATTGCTCTTTGTCTTGTTACCTCTCATGTTGAGATACGTCCTAAATACGTTGTGGTGTACGACAACTATGTCGCCTACTTTTATCTCTGAATTGTCAGGGGTTGCTACAACCACACCGAGCCTATTTACAAATGCAGCATCCTCTATAGTTGTGTTAACTACGAGGTCTACTCCTGCTATGTTTTTTGTGTTGTTGTATTCGCTTCCTAGTGGTTCAATTAAGTATCCATGTCTTGGATTCATAGTAGATTATATTCGATTACTACGGGAATGTCGATGAAATGCTTCCATCTAACTATTTCCCCATTTGATTTGATCCACACGCTGTAGCCTTTTTTTTCTTCTGCTATCTCGTGTATTGTGTAATTACCTCCTAGGACGTTCTGCCCCACTATGTAATGCATAGCGTTTTTGTAGTCTCCTCCTACAGAGATCTTACGAATGTACAAAATATTTTCCATTTTATTTAAAATTGATTAGCAAATGCCATGTATATATAAGAATATCCAGAAACGTTCAAATTACTTCCGTTAAAATCAAATCCATCATTATAAAAATCCAATCCTGTTGAAGTGCCTTCTGCATCACTAGTATTTGTTCTAATAAATTTAGTTCTAGGATTAGTAGTATTTCTTTTGTTATCAAATATAACCCAACTACCACCAACATTATATGGTTTTATTAAAACAAAAGCAGGCTCAAAATCCATCGTTTGTTTGTTACCGACCGAATTTGTACCATCATAACTACCAATTTTACTGAACCCTGCAACCGAGTGAAAGCAATATGTTATAAAAGGAACATTTGCTGTAAAATACCATTGAGGATTTCCAACGCCTACAACTGAATCTGTTGATGACCATTTATCCGCCCCGTAAGCGGTAATAGCTGCATCACTACCATTTAACTTTAAAGCAACATCAAATCCATTTGCAATAGCACTTGTATAAGTGTACCATTCTCCTGCTTGACTTGTGAATTTTGTAATTACTAATTCGGGAGCAGAATCTAATCCGTGTCCAAAATTTAAGTAGCCACTTCCATTTGATTTTGTAGAAACAATACTAAACCCAGCAGCAGGATTTGCACTAACAACAGAAGGAATACTACCGTTACTGTTTATAGCAGGCAGTTCTGCTCCTTTCCAAGCCCAGGCTACATAATTACTGCCTATTGTTTCAGTATAATTAACTGTAAAACCATCTGTATCCAAACTTGATGTATAAGATACTGGAGTTGATTCAGCTTGTGTGCTATTTGAATATATAGTATTTGGAGCTAATCTAACACTATCTACTATTTGATGAAACCAAGTAGAAGTTCTGTTTTTTGTCCAAAGTAAATCTGGTTGAAAACCTAATCCTGTTATGCTTTGACTACCACCTGTTGATGTATACAAAACAGTATTAAAACTGTCCTCTAAAGAAGGTTCAATTGTAGTAGGGTCAGCAGCAAATGCCATATAGATAAACGTTGCTCCGCTTTGGTTAAATTGACTATAAGGGGCTTTAACTTGAAAACCATTTGCATTAAAATCAATTACATCGTATGACGTAACATCTTCTCCTTGCGTTAAGTTTGAATATAAAACGTTGTTTTTATCTTTTAATGGACTTCTTTTGTTATCTACTATATTCCAATGTGACGAAGCGTCTACAGAAGTTTTTTTCCACATAACAAATGCAGGCTCAAATCCTGTTACAACAAGCTGGCCTTCTGTAGTTCCTGTACCTAAAAACGAACCAAAGTTTGAGAACCCTTCTACTTCTGCAAAGCAGTAGGCTATATGGGTATCCCCACCACTTCCATACGCCGTAAAAACATCACTTGTAGGGCTTGTGTTATTCCAAAAAAATGTACTTGTAACGGCAGCAGATGTTAAATTAAGATATACACCTCTTGTGTTTCCAAGACTTTGGTGGTAAGTAGACCAATTTCCTGTTGTGCTTCTTGTTTTATAAATTATTACACTTGGAGCAACTCCTAATCCGTGTCCAATAGTATCAACACCACCTGTTGCAGTACAACTAACAACACTAAAACCTGCTTCTGTATTAGCAGATACTTGACTTGTTATTGTTCCATCTGTGTTTGTTACTGCTGCACCTCCTGCTTTAAAGTTCCAAGAAACTATATCATTCCCATTACCATTTGCTGAAGTTGCAGTACCTAAACTAAAACCATCAGAATCAAAAGATGTTATATGATTTGTTGTTGTAGCCTCTGCGTTAGTAAGAGTTGAGTATAATAATTTTGTATTACCCCTTACTGAATCAATTAAATTGTGATGTTGAGCAGCATCTCTATTTTTTATCCAAGTAAAGTCTGGTTGAAAACCAACTCCTGTTATAGAACGAGCAGT